GATTTGTTTTGCCAGCTTCTTATTATCTTCTTCAACCTCTGTCAACCTTGTTTGTAGTCTTGCATTATATTTTTGATGATCAGTATTAAGATCTTGAGCACTTCCCAATGTGCCTTCCAACTCATTGACCTTAGCTTGTAGAGCTTTCATCTCGGGAGAATTATTTCCAATTCCTTTTATGATTGTAGTCTCTCCTTCAGCTTCTTGCACTCGCTTCTTCAAAGCTAAATTAGTTTTAGCCATTTCAATCAGCTTAATAGATAATTCTCCTATAATTTGTTTATTACCATCCAACTGATTCTTGTCTCTTATCCATTGAGCTTCTTTTTGTTTCCATTCCCAAGTCTCTTTTTGATGTTGTTCAAGTAATGATGTTAAAGCTAGTGTTCCTCCAGAAGTAATTTTACTTTCATTTTCATAAGACATGTCCGTACTATGCTCCTTTCTAGTTTTATATGTTTGCTTATCTTTCATATTGACTTTATAGGATAGTTACCTTAAATTGTCAACCATGGGAGTTCATAAAAGATTGACTGAAATGCAAAAAAGATTCGCTGAGTTTATAGTATTTGGTGGTCCTGAAGGACCTGTCTCACAGATGGAAGCAGCAAAACTAGCTGGCTACAGCCATAACAGGGCAAGACAAGAAGGATCAGAGCTTATGAATCCAAGACTGTCCCCATTGGTAGCAAAGTTTGTAGGTGAACTGAAGGAAGAAAGACTTAAGAAGTTTGAGGTTAATTATGAAACCCACATTGCAGAACTAGATAGAATTAAACAAATGGCTTTAAAGAAAGGAAGTTTCTCTTCAGCTGTAAATGCTGAAACCAATCGTGGCAAAGCAGCAGGACTATATATAGACAGAAAAATAATAAAACATGGGAAACTAGAAGAGCTAACAGAGGAACAACTAGAAGCCAAAATGAAACAAATCTTAACCGACTACGAACCTCTATTGAATGCGAAGACTGTTGAGGCATTACCAGAAGAAACTACGGAAGTCTCGTCATCTTCTTCACACAAGCCAAAGGAATCATCGTCCGATCTCCAAAAGTCAAAGACCCATCTTCCTCCCGATCATAAGAAGCAAACAACTTAATAGCGTATTTATCTTTGTTGTACAGCCAGCCTTCATTAACAGGATAGGCCAATCTCATTTTATTAAACTGCTTGTCATCAGCCCAACCAGAATCAGATAAGATATCAATCCACTCCACCCTGACCTTTGAATAAGGGATTACGTCGCTGGCGTTTCGATTTAACCCTAATTTTCTTTTTGTTTTTCGTGGCATAATGATATCTTGCGTTGTGCTTTTCATTGAACTTATCCCAGAACTTCTCTTCTGTCATCATCTTAAATCTTATCTTTTGCCTTATTTCGAACATATTTCATAGTTGCGACACCTATAAGGTATATTTTTTTTTTTACTGCGCTGAAAAACAAAAAAAAGAATTTGGTGTCGCAAAAGCTGAAAATGACCTATTAACGTTGGTATACAATAAGAAACAGGTGTCGCAAAAGGTGTCGGGATGGTGTCGCAGGGGTGTCGCAAGTGTCGCATTTTTTGTAATATTTGTATACTTATGTCGCACTTTTCACATTTTCTCTATTTTGGGTGTTGAATGCGACACTCTCCCGACACTCTCCCGACGTGTTCCCGACACCTAGGGTGTCGGCTTTTTGCCTTATTTCAAACACATTTCTGCCGCATTTCCTCCCAGGTTTATACACCTGGTCCGTGATCCGGTAGCCGTTGTCCTTGCACCATTGGTCGTGCAACTTGTGTATGACATTAGACTCATTGATAACGCCACCCCAGTGATTATATCTTATCTTTATCATTTCTCCTTTTTTCATGGTCTTCGTACTCTTTAATTAATTTTTCCGATGGGCAATAAACCTCCACATAACTATGACACTTAGGACACGATAGATTGCTCACGATATCATAATCTTCATTATCTTCGGTGTCATGATCTCCTCCCCAAATCAATTCAGTATTACAGTGCCAGCAGTTCATGATTTATCTTCTTCAAATTCCTTTAACAATTCATCTACGTTCACCTTAGCTCTCTCCTTCTCATCAAAGATAAGCTCATTATAGTGGTCCAATCGTTTAAGAAACTTATGCTTCCAGCTCCGTAATTCATGGTCCGTGATCTTAAATTCTTGATAGTATAGATCTGGCGTACAGATCATAATCACACCCTGTCGTATGGTGCTCCCGTAATACTCATCGTGAGCCATGGCATAGGCTGCAATTTGTGCGTAATAATCATCCACCCATTCTTCTTTCTTTGGCCGGTTGCTCTGTTTAAAATCTACTATAGTTTCCAAACCATTATGTACACATACGAGATCAGTACTCCCAGCGTATAGCCCAGGGTAATGTAACATAACTTCTGAACCATGATATTCCGAAACAGGCGTAAGACCCATTTCAATAATTTTTTCGGCCATGGGCTTCGCCTCGCATCCGAGTGGCGTAAGATCATCGTACCCAACTCCTTGGATATGAGACTCCAAGAATTTGTGCATAGCTGTCCCTCGCTTTGATGATATATTCTTAATTGATTCTGCTTTTTCATGTCCTACCTTATTTTTCCAGGCTGTTAAATAACTCTGATTCTTTGTCTTTGCAAGAACTGTTGTAACCGATGGTAAACGAGAACCCTGGAAGTCATAATACCGGGTTCCGGTATCCACATCAGTGACCTGTTTTCCGCTGATATAGCTGTATTTATTACTCTTTTTCATGGTCCCTCCTTGTTTCATAAGATATTACTATCCGTGGATCTAAACTAATGGCTTGGTGTATTTCCCCCGGTTTTATATTAATTAAATTTCCGGGCTTTATAAAAAATTTATTATTATTAATTCTGTATGCAGTCGTTCCCATAACTGCGAGGATATAAACTTGATAAGTATCTTTGTGAATATTACTTGTTGCTCCCGGTCTAAAAGAAAAAAATATATCTAAATTAGTTTTAAAAGCTTTGACTGAATTAAAATCATTCTCTAATTTCTTATACAAATCAACAAAGAGGGGCATCTTTTCAATATTTTTTATTTGAAAGGTTCCATCTATTTCTCTCCCTCTGCTCCATTTACTACTAAAATAAGATTCTCGTTCACCACTAGACATAATATTTCCCACAGTATTAAAATCTACTTTTAGATTATAATAGTTTTCAGTTATTCTTTTATTTTCTAGGGTCATATAATTTATATTTTAAAGTTAATTCATCACCCTCTTCAACATCTTCAAGAGTTATAATACTCCACCTATCAAAACCCGGTTTAACTTTAATTTGATGACGCTCACAGTTAGGTTCATCTGAATGATTAATAAATCCTCCCAAAGGAGTTCTAATATATTCTTTATCAATTCTATAATGAGAGATACCTAATAAAGTACCCATCACTAATCGCCTCGTGGTAAATAATCCCTGGCCCGAGATCCGTGAGTCGGCGACCGTGAGTCCTGAAGGGAGAGGTTGATAAGTTTTTAACTTATCTAAATTGTGGTGTTCTTTTATGTCTTTGTCTTCCATCATTTCCCAACTTCTATGGTCCATGGTGCGTTAGCCGTTCGAAGTCCATCCTTACTCGTGTCCCAGTATCTTTTACAAAGATTACCACTGCGAGCTACAAATTCATGTTGCTTTTCAGCATTCGGATTATAAGGTCTTTTAATTTTCTTACCATCCGATTTGGAATAATAATTTATAAAAAATTTATCGGTCATAGTACAACCACCAGCATGTATAAAGATAAGAGGACTATAAATCCTAAAGAAGCAAATACAATTATAAATATTTTATTCACGGCTGTCTAATCTGTCGTTCTGTTGCAAGATCCACTATATTATCTCCGAGCTCTTGAGCTCTAGGTTCATAATGATCTATAATTTGTTCAATCTTATGTAATTTAACTTGTGCATAGGGCCATAACAACTTACACACAAAAAGAGCTTGTCTAAACCGAACACTATAAATCCAACTATCTTTCCAATGTGGTTTAATACTGGGGGATCTATTTTTTTTACGGATCGTCCCAACTTTTAAAGTTTCATGAACCCAATGAAGCACAGATTCATCGGTCATTTGTATTCTCATTAAAATATTCCAAGTTAATGAACGCCTGTTACCAATTTTTTTATATCTTTTAGCATAATCTATGCTGCCTTCACCATCAAAGAGTCCGGCTATATATGCAGCGTCAGCTATACTAATTTCCATGAGTGTACATTAATCTCAAAACACTTGTTATTGGATTAAATTCT